GATTAATAAGACTTCCATCTTTTCTTCTTCTTTCAAACTCACCGGTATAGTACTTACCACTTCTTAAGATGTCCCAAAACTTCTCATATTCAAGAGATCTAGCGTAATCATCACATACAAAAATGCTATGGTGCTTACCAATAATGTCATCATGATTACCTTTACCATAACCCATTGCTTCCAAAAAAATGTCATTAACCCCTAGTATAATACCGCTAAGGTCAAAGTAGATAATAGCATTGCTTCTATTAATAGCTTCTAATCTACTTAACAATTCTTCTTTTGGTAGATTTTTCATTTTTGGTTGTTATTTTTTAAATTTTTTTACCAAAATTTTAGATACTAACTTACCTGCTGCTTTCAATAAAGAATTTTTAGAATCTACTACTACTGTAGTTCCTTCATCAGTTTTTTTTACATGAATATCTAAATTCTCTCCATCTAACTTAAACTCTTTATTGTTGCCTTCTTTATTAAGTTCAACATCTATTTTTGGAGTATCAACATTTACTTTTATGTTATCTCCTTGTTTTTCAATTTTGACATCTGCTTTTTTAGTATCAACATCAATTTTGAAATCTTCAATTTTTTTCTTTGCCATGACTTATTTTGTTTTATGATTATCAACTGTTAATTGTGACAACGTAGCTGTCACTCCCCCAACTGCTACAAGATACCCAGCACCAGTTATTAAAGCTGCTGGCAATGCTATGGGTGCTGCAATTATAGCTGCTCCAATTGCTCCAGCTACTAGTCCAATTCTTTGAACCTTTTTCCAAAATTTTGGTGTCTTTGCTTTCCATCTTTCTTTAAGTGTTTTTTCTTCCATCATCTTTTGTTTTAGGTTCATCTTTAATGTACTTTGATAACTGTTTAAGAATTGGTATATATTCATTCCACCCTAGTCTTTTAAAGTTTTCTAAATTAGACCAAATCAAGTTTATCAGTACAAAGTTATAAAATCCATAATGCAACCATGAATAAATATTAAAGTCCCAACTAAAAAAAGTTTTTACTGGAACATGAACAGCTAATGCATGGGAGCATCCAATCATTATCATATAAATTAACAACTTTAACCAACCTTTTCCAAATAATTCTGAGTCAAATTTTTTATTCTCTTTTCTAGAAGCTCTGATTCCGGTAAACATTTCTAAGCTAAACAGCACAATTAAAACTATTCCTACAGGTAACTCTATGCCAAATATTACATTAAAATAATAAGCAATAGTTGCTAGTATTGTACTAGCTCCAACTGCAAATCCTGCTAAGTTAGGGTGAAAGGCACTATCTATAAAATGCGCTGTGTCTTTATATCCAGCACTCATTACTATTTTACAAAACATCTCCTTCACTATTATTAGTTTTTAAAATTAAAAGTTCTTGGTACATTGTTAAAAGAGCTGTTTCTTTTTCAGCAATTAACTCTTCTTGAGTTGGTTGATCTACTTCAATGAATATAACTTCAACAAGACCGTTGTCATCATATATTTCTTGTCTAACTTGTGCCATGGTGTTATAATTTATTCATTGTTATTAATGGTACTGATTGCAAAGTAAAAGAGTTTGGTCCTCCTGGATTAGGTGCTCCACTTGCAAAAGTAGCTGCTGCCTGTATCCAACCTGTACCGGACCATCCTCCAGCAATAGTATAATTCCATATTTGGATTAATGCTGATGGATTAATAGCTTTAACAGATGGTGAACCAGATGAATGAACAGCCAACCAATATGTATTTCCTGCAACAAATGAAAAAGATGTAGTTGCTGTTTTAAGTCCAGCTGTTGATAAATTTAAATCAGCACTTGAATATACTAGTGTTGTTGGTAAACCATCTGCATCTGGAGTATAAACACATATTCTTCCTATGGTTCCAGCAACACCACTTACAGCTTCAATATTAAAACTGCCACAAGTATAACTTATATTTGGAATGTATGGATAATAGATTAGTTGGTCATTATTTAAAAACATTGAAGTTGTGCTATTGCCAACAAGTTGTGCGCTTGTTCCAAAATTAAATATACCCCAAAAAGGAGTCATTGTGTGTATTCCTTTTTTTTCTACACTACCCGTTGAAGAGTTTATTTGAATTAATGTACTCATAATATTATTTTTATCTGCTTACTTCTTCCCAATCTAATGAAACATATGCTCCTAATGTTCCTCCTGTAGCATCAATAGCCATTTCAATAACTAATTCAAAACGTGAACCTGTAAAAGTATTTCTTTCTAATTGACTAGCAAATATTGCCTCTTTTAATATATTGATACTTGGAGAACCTTGATTAGATGAATTTACATATCCTTGTGCTAATACTCTACCACCTGCAACAGATGCTCCTGTTAAATTATATTCAACAGAAGAATCAGTTCCAGCAGAAATCCAAGATCCTCCTGTTGTTGTAGCAGCTTGCACAATTCTCCATGCATAATTTTTACCGTTACCTAATCCTAATAAAGATACCGCTGTAGTTATAACTACAGCATCTAATGTAGTAGACTTTAATCTAATACCTATCATAGGATAATAAGTTCCTGCTGCAGCAAATGTTTTTGGAGTAAGTATTGGCGTTCCAACAGCTTGTTGTGCTCCTCTTAGTTCATATCCACCTTCAGATATAACTGAAGAGCATATTTGTTTGAATGTACTTGGTTTAGTTGTTATATCAAGATTAGTAAGTTCAATTCTTAACGGTAAAGATGCTGTAGTAATATAAGTCCCGGAAATTAAATTAGCATGGTGAAATTTATGACAAATGATAAATACACCATCTATTACAAAGCCTACTCTTACAGTACCTACACCAAGCCATTCAATGTCCATAAACATTATCTGTGCTTTTTCAGGATCTATTGCAATTCCTGAAGGACCTGTACCGTCAAGTTTGTCTACATTCCAACCAGTATCACTAGCTCCATAAAAACCACCACCCTGACTTATTTGAGTTTCTGAAACAACACCTGTTACTAAACTTCTTTCTACAAAACTTAGTACCGGTCTAGGTATATTTTCTAATTGAAGATATATACCATTATCAGTACCAAAGTAACCTACCCGTTGTCTTAATTTATCTTGAGCTGGTGCTAACACAAATGTGTTTAAAACCAATAATGATTTACCTGGTTGATAAGAAAATACTTTTGCAGTTTCTCTTAATACTTGAGAACCATTAGTAGTATCTACATTTAAGTTTACCAATCCTTCATTTGCACTAAATACAGCAGTACCTCCACTTGCAGTAGAAGTATTCCACAAGCCATTATCTCTGTATCTATGAGAAGAATCAAATAATGTTAATGGTTGTGATATTCTTAATCTACCAAAAGCATCAGCCAACATTTGGTCATTAGCCAATATTGACCGGTTAGATACAGTATTGGTAGATATAATAGTTGACATAATTAAAGGTAGTTATATGTTATCAACGCCTTAGCTCCTGGAAATGATACTGTATCATATCCAAATATATTTGGCTGATAAACATTTCCAACTCCACCAGCAGACATATTTACTGTTGTACCTGGTGCTAATCTAACAAATGTAGTACCACCATCAAATGTAATTATAACATTATCTGTACCTATACTTGCAATAGATATAGAAGTAAGTGCAAGTGGTATAATTGTTAATACAGCATTAGATGAAGTAATTACTTGAGGAATTACATTAACTTGAAACTGATCTACTGCTAATGCAACACTGATAGATGATGTAACCGGCAATGGTCCTAACGGGCCGGTTAGATTTGCATTAATGTTACCATTGAGTTCATCAACAATATTTTGCAGCCCTCTTAATACATTTAATTGCCAGTTGGTATTTAAACCATCCGAATTTATAATAGACATACCTTATGAATTTAATAAACAATATTATAATATACAAAAAACTTTTCTTTTGTGCAACAAATATAAACAAAAAAGGCCTTGTGTTACCAAGACCTCTTTTTTCATAGTTTGCGTAAACTAATACAATCCAATAATATCAGATTCTTTAGAAACAAATTTAGTTTTTCCCTCAATATCTACAACATCGCAATATGACAATTGACGAGGTGTAATTAAGACTTCATCTCCTGGTTTGCAAAACGATACCTCTTCTCCTACAGCATGTACTGTAAGACGAGTGTAATGTTTAACTAGATCAGCTTCCATAGACGCTTGCGCTTCTGGGCTTAACTCTAAACCTTTTACTTTTGGTTCATAAGTTGGTTTGTCAAGAATGACAATTTTTCCTTGGTACTTCATAACTATTTATTATTTAAAACGTTTTATATTCAATAGATCTACTAACTACTTGTCCTTCTTCATTACGCTTTTCTTCTATTTGTCCATAAGGTGCTAGAGATAAAGCTTCAGATACAACATAAGTTCCATCTGGATTTCTTTGTTGTGTTGATGTTAATATCATTACATTTGGTCCAGCCTGCATTGCTTTAACCATTCTAACCCATCCCTCTGAAAGACTAGATGACCTAGAAATCAATTTAAATAATTCCGGATCCCCCCAGAACTTAAGATCACTAGGCGTAGTGTTATTTAATTCTTCGTTCCTCATTTTTTATTTTTCTTTTTGCTAATTAAAAAATCTATCCCGTCAATAATGTAGTAGCTTACAACACTCCCGATGCATGCTCCAATTGCAATGTCAAGTATCATTTATTTTAGTTTATAGAATTTACCTAATATGTTTCCATTTAAAAACTCATCACTCTCTAGTACTTCTAACACAAACTGGTATTTGCATTCGTAGTATGACAGTTCTAATTTACTATAACAGATACAAAGTATTTCTCTGCGAATGGTGCTACCCTCTGCATGTGCCTTCTTCAATACCTCATTACTACTATAGTAGTTTTTATATGTACTCTTTTTTACTCTCTTGTAAGTCTTCAATCTCTTATCTGTGGGCATTTCCTTTTTGCTTAGTTTAGTTTTTACATCAGCAAAAAAGTTTTTCTTTCCAATATACCTAACGGACTTATTATCTACAATAGACATCATTTCATACACAAAGCCAACGGCTCCTTCTGGAATCATCTCATCTGTAAACTCTTTACCTTGATATACCCACATATTAACTATTTAAATATTGTAGTTACTGTTTCACACGTTTCTCTCTTTCTCTTAACCGGACCTAATGACTTACCTGTAGTATGTCTATAATATACTGGAGTGATCTGATCCATTCCGATTCCAACACAAAAGTAAATCCGAAAGAACTTAACCTTGAATCCATTAATCACTCTGTAAAATATTTTCATACTCATAAAACAAAAGTAATAAACATTTTTAATTTAAAACAAAAAACAAACCCCCACTAGCAGAAAAGTGAGGGTTGTTGATGGTTTTGAGGTAGAACCATCTGAGATACCCGACAGGAGAGATTGCCAGGTTAGATTATTTTCCTTGTCCTCGGTAGGACTTTCTATAATTCTTAGAGCTTTTAAGTTTAGAAGTCTTAGTCTTGGCATGAACACCAGGACGACTTACCTTAACAGCAACCTTACTACCGGTGGTTTGTGTGTTGATCTTAGCCATATCCTAAAGTTTATTTACAAAACTATAAAATAATTTGATTGACAAACTATGCATTATCAATAATAACTCTAGCAAGAGATGTAAGCTCAGGATCCTTACTAATAAGATAAGAATACACTTTGGCAGCTCTCTCTTTATCCCAAGTCTTATTCTTAACATGTAATTTGATTTTATCTATGTGATCAGATATTTCAAACATATAGTAAATATCAGCTTTACTAAGTTTGTTATTGGTCTTAATCTGCTTTTCAAACCGTATAATCTTATCTGCTAATTTTTCAAACAGAACTAGTATTCCATTTTCTTCTCTCTCCATAAAACAAAGATACAAAAATTTGGGTAATCTGTAACCGGAATGTATCAAGGTGGGTGCGGAGTCCCTATATTCTACACCCCCGGCCAATCAGTCAGAGTGGGTACCCCCCTAGGCTAGAAACATTGTCTAAAAAATTTACTGTAATTCTCAAGAAAAAAATCCACAGGGGAAGAACTCTGGTGGTGGAGAGAGAGAGCACACCACACAGGCCAGCACACGAGGCAGGGCAGGCAGGAGAGAAGACAGAGGGAGCAGGAGGGAGGAGGAGAGAAGATGATGTGTTGTTATAATGAGCATATATATTTTACTGTAGCTCTCAATCCTTTAATATAAACCTAAATCACAAGTGATTTAATATAAACCCTTAAAAACATTTCACTTATGAACAATTTGTTTAACCTTCTTCTTACACTAATGTGCGGTGTAAGTTGTATTGAAGCCATCATGGCAGAAAGCACAGAAGCATTTATCATGGCTGGTACAGCAATGTGTTTGTCTTCAATCATGTTCCTTATCAACGCGTCTTATCCTCTGTTCAAGAAGTAATGAAGTTGTTGAGAAAACAAGGAGAGTGGATTCTGTGGACAGGATTCACTCTCGCAATGACATTGTTGATTGGTACATTGTATTTGTTTGATTTAATTCCAACAAAGTAATGTTTACCCTGCAGTACATTGTGAATGGCTCTACCGTTATGGAGTCATTCACTTTTCCAAACAAGGCATTGTGCTATTGGAAAAAGAATCAATTGTTAAACCAAGGCTCTCATAAGTATGGAGTCTTTAAAATAAAAAGCTTATGAAAACAGAAAAGCTTACATGGTTAGCATTCATGGCTCTTATAGCTGTGACATTTGGAGTAGTAGCATTTACTGCTCCGCAGTTAAATAATCAAATACTTGCAGGTATTATGTCTGCAGCATTTGGTATAGTATTCATTATAACACTTAAAGATTAAACTTATGAAACGTCAAGCCTCAGTAGGTATGCTGTACCTTAAAACAGTTCTTATTTTCTCATTATTATTTGCATTAGTGCATCTAACATCTTGTGCATCCACAGTTCATTGTGATGCGTATGGGGATGTCAAGTGGGAAGATAGCATTGAGAACCCTGCTAATGATGAATACATAGTTGAAGTAGCATTCAATGAAGGTATATCAGTAGACCAGGTAACTCAAGAGATGTTCAATGCACGATATGGTGTTGAATAACAACAAGCGGTGTCCCCTTCGGGGGATGCCACACTTGTGTTTACTATCACTCCCAGCCTCAAATATATCTAACCATCACTCAATCATTCACTCTAATGGTGTGCTGCGCACGCTGTATTGTCTTTCTCTCATGCTCACTGCAAGCCGCCTCATTCTTCGGCACTATGCAGTTCGCTTACTGTAACACCCGGCCTCAAATATAAACTTAAACGCAAAGCGTTTTTAGCCCTCACGGGATTGTTTGCTTTTCGGAGCATATTTAAGCGCAGGTGTTATGGACTACCTATAGATAAGTGTCCAATTCTTTTTTATTAATAGGTTGCTAC